TTCAGCACCAGTATCTGCTGCTTTCGCTGTGTTCTTAGTGTATCCATTTGGTCAGGGTTCTTTCTCTGATGGAATGCCTTTAGGTATAAGTGGTACGTTCAACTTCATGTTCGTGTTCCAAGCAGAACATAACATACTGATGCATCCATTCCACATGGCTGGAGTTGCTGGTATGTTTGGTGGTGCTTTGTTCTCTGCGATGCATGGTTCACTTGTTACATCTTCTTTAATCAGAGAGACAACTGGACTTGACTCACAGAACTACGGATACAAGTTCGGACAAGAAGAAGAGACATACAACATCGTTGCTGCTCATGGATACTTTGGTCGTTTGATCTTCCAGTATGCATCATTCAACAACTCTCGTTCACTTCACTTCTTCCTCGCCTCATGGCCTGTGATCTGTGTATGGTTAACCTCTATGGGTATCTGTACAATGGCGTTCAACCTTAACGGTTTCAATTTCAACCAGTCAGTCGTAGACTCATCTGGTAAGGTTGTTCCTACTTGGGGTGACGTTCTAAACAGAGCGAACCTAGGTATGGAAGTTATGCATGAAAGAAATGCACACAACTTCCCTCTTGACTTAGCATCTGCTGAGACATCTGAGGTTGCACTTGTTGCTCCTTCTGTTGGGTAATCTAACTCAATAGATCATGTTAGGAGGGGCAAACACCCCTCCTTTTTTATGAGTATTTATTACTACATAAAATAAATGCAGTGTAGGCCATGACTACATGGTTAATCCGTCTCCTAGTCTGGAGCTCCCTTGGTTATCTACTAATAAATCTTTACGGTTACGCATACATATGATTTTCTTACTATCGATAATGTCTTTTGCAAACTTTGTATTCTATCCATTGGTGATAGGGTTCTTTGTTGCATTGATAATAGAACAGATCTTTAGAGCACAAGACAAAGCACCTCAAGTGCTTAGGTCTATGGCAATCAGAAAGTATTTCTGGAGACAAGCTTGGTTGTTTAATATCATTTGGTTCGTTGGGTATGCTATACTATTGTTTACTAACAGACCAGGTCCACAGGCAATGCCTGATATGATATGGCAAGGTTGACTTCCAATAGATAGAGTGGTATACTTAATTGAATAACATAGGTCTATGGATATAATAGTTTATACTGTAGATGGATGTCACTATTGTTCTCAGATGAAGGAACTATTAAGGAGAGCTAACCTTGACTTCAAAAAGGTTAAGGTTGGTGAGGATATTACAAGGGAAGAGTTCCTTGAAAAACATCCTGATGCTATAGGATATCCATTTACAGTCATTGATGGTGTAGAATACAAGAGTTTAGTTGATACAGCTAAGTTCCTTGTGGAAAATAAATTAGTCTCTTCAAAGACACCGAGATCTAATAAGTGGGACACTCCTACGAAGATGTACGGTAGTCCATTCATACAATGAGTAAAACTACAGAGATAAATAAAGGAACGGAACTAATGCTAAGGAGGAAGCGTCCTGAACCTTCACCAATCATAAAGAGATTGGGAACAGATACATCCTTCTACTTCCTTAAGCGAAGACTTAGATTCATATTAGAATTGAGGTGGGAGAAGGCAGACAAACTATAGTGGAGCTGACCAATGGAAACCTCAACCCTGATATATCTTTCGGCAACGATATCATTCTTATTCTTATGTGTTGGTGTTGTAGTCGGATGGATTGCTAAGGACTTTACCCATGATTATATGTGGTCACGTGATGAAGTACAGTATGCACATCCAGAATGTTATAACAGCGATGGTCAATGGATCAACGAAGAACTCTTAACCGTAAAATTTATAGAACATGGAGATGAACTAGATGAAACTGATGATGAATGAGGTACTGCAGAAAGTATCTAATGCGAAAACAAAAAAGGAAAAGGTGATGTTGCTTAGGCAACTAAACACTCAGGCACTAAGATCTCTGCTCATTATCAATTTTGATGAGAGTATTATTTCTTTGATGCCTGAAGGTGATGTACCTTACACACCTAATGAAGCACCAGTAGGTACAGAACATACTGTACTAGAGAAAGAGCAGAGGATTCTGTATCATTTCTTTAAGGGTGGATCTAATATCTCTCGTACTAAAAGAGAATCAATGTTCATTGGTTTACTTGAAGGACTTCACAAAGGTGAGGCAGAGGTTCTCTGTCTAGCCAAAGACAAGAAGATAGGCAAGAGGTATAAGATTACTAAAGCAACTGTTACAGAAGCATTCCCACAGATTGTGTGGGGCAATAGAAGTTGAGAATACTACATGAAAAATGTGATCCTAAGATAGCAGAAGATAAGGGTCTACCTTACACTGCTTTCTTAGTTCAGTATGAGCTTGAGGGTAAGGTAACCTACGATATTGCTATGTCTTCTAAGGCAGCAGAGCTCTTCGATCACTACTATGATAAGTACAAGAAAGATTTCAGAAGGTTTGATGCAACTGCTGGTACTGTAGATCCTAGGAGATGGAATGATCCTACGAAAAAACCACATCCCCCTGCTCCACCTAAGAAAAAGAGAAAGAAAGAACCACCAGCAGCAGAAGCATGATACGTAGAGAGATCTTTTCAATACCTTTCTTTGAGCTCAAGGTAGATCTTGATAGGATAGTGATACCAGAGTCAAAATTTGAACCCTCTTGGGAGAGTGGAGTTCCTACTACTCATCTAACACAGAGACCTATACCACGTAGTACAGTAGAATATCTTACTGAAGTTGTATCAAAACCATTAGACACAATTAAAGATAAGTCTATTGCTATGAGGTTTACTCAGATCTGGAGGAATAAATATGAAGAGCATACCTATCAGGGATATCATATACATCCTAAGACTCAGTGGAGTTTTGTAATCTATGAAACTGTACAGAGTGCGAAGACTGTATTCATGAATCCTTCTCTACATAACCTACAGAATCATGCCCCTAGTGGTGAGGCATGTATGGGAAGTACTTATGATTGCTACATAACATTTGAACCAGATTATTTGGGGCCAGGTGATATGGTTTTGTTTCCTAGTTGGTTAGCACACCATGTAAGACCTGGTAACACAGGTACTACTATCTCTGGTAATGTTATCCTTCATCATGGAAACTCTAAAGAAAATATTAAATTGTAGCAAGTTACACGGTTTCACTTGACTATATACTATACCTGTGTTAGTATTAACACAATCGTTCAACCCAAAAGGGTCGCAAGTAAGCCGACACGGAACGGATCGTTCATCCCATGAATTTTTTACCTAGTTTACTCTTTGCTTCTGTAGGTCTCTTGACCTGTGGTGAAGCACGAGATATTATAAGCGATGTAAGAAGCGAGTACGGTAACACCGCAGACACTGAGATTGTTCAGACTGTCCAAGATGCTACCGAACCTGGATGTGATTGGGACGCACATGTTGACTGAAGGAACGGGGTTTTATCCACCCTATCCAGAGGCAAGCCAATGGCACAAGTCACTTACCGTGGTGTCAAGTACGACACTGATTCACGTAAAGGAACACCATCTACTAAGTCAGACCTGACTTACAGAGGTGTGAAGCACAGCAGCAAAGCAGTTGCTGCATAGTATACCAAATTTCACTTTTGGTTTACAGAAATCTGGGAAATTTTTTTCCCAGATTTTTTTGTGTTTAAAGTCGAGCATAAATACTTAGTAACGTCAGAATAATATATGGAATGGAAGAGAGTCAGAGAAAGGACAAGAGGAAGACTGCGAAGAGAATATTAAAGCTTGCAAAAAAGCATCCAGAGTGGTATACTAAGGAGGATATAAAGTACGCCAAACTAGTTCGTAAGATTTATAAAAAGAATGCAACAGGTGAAACTAACATCAGTCACTCCCAAAGCGGAGGAGACGATGGGGTACGTGGCGAGAGTCAGCAACCCGAACAATCAAGACAACCCAAACGTGGCTGGATTGCTAAAGTATTGCATAAAGCATGGTCACTGGTCGGTCTTTGAGCAAGCACACATGACTGTGGAGATTGAGACTACTCGTGGTCTAGCAGCACAGATATTAAGGCACAGATCATTCACATACCAAGAGTTTTCACAACGGTATGCTGATAGTAGTCTGCTTGCTGATGAGATTCCTTTGCCTGAACTACGTAGACAAGACTTAAAGAACCGTCAGAATTCTACTGATGATATGGA